ATCTGCATCGCCACCATCTGCATCGCCATCATCGGCACTGCCATCATCTGCAGCATCAACAGCATCGCCGAGTTTTTTCTTAATTGCCGATATTTCTGCATCAGTACATCTTGTGTACAGCTTATCAACAATGGAAGAAACTTCTTTCTCTTTCTCAAGAGTTTCCTTCGGGTAGGAAAACGCATCTGTTATGGCAGATACAAGCAATTCCTTATCTTCACTGTCATCAAGAGTTCTTACATGCTCCATGACTTCTTTTATAGCAGTATCCTGCTTTGACTTTTCAAGCGAATCAAACGTCCTTATATTATCCATAAGTACGCCTGAAAGCTTAAATTTGTCGTCTTTCGGCTTACCAATACCGAATACCTTTAGCACACCGTGTTTCTTCACGTTGGAACCTCCATACGTATCTTTTTTTAGTGAATCAAGTACACGTACCTGACTACCACCACGTCCTTTTTCAGTAATTGCTATACCGTTTACTGAAAGTATATCCTTAAGTATAAAATCATACTCTGGTTTATCAGACGGAATAACAATAGACCTATAATCAGCACTTGTCTCACGCTTACCATTCTTATAGTAATCAAAAGCGTCCTTCGTGTAAAAAGCACCCTTTCCTTTAAGTGCTATTTCGCCGTTATCGAGAGATATAACGTCAATATGCTCGCCTACAACACCACTTGCTTGTAATGGAAAATTATTTTCATTGGTCTCTTGTTCTGTGTGTTCTTTTGTTATAACACTAAAAGCAAACTTGTCTTTATTTCTTACAATAACATCTGCAGGACGATACTCTTTATAAATAGGTTTAACAGTCTTTAATTTTGCACCCCTGCGAATCATATCATCGTAGGTATACTCATATACACCACTTCTAGCAAGAATCATATCTTTTACCATTATAGCAGGATGACCGTTAGCGCCCATAAGTACCTCTTATTACTATATATACTATACCATATAGTATATTTTTAACAATAGTCAATACAATAGTCAATACTATACAATATAAAATAAAAATAGGCCAGGTATTCTGGTATCCTGGCCTATCATACGTATTGTACTGGCGATCAGCAGTCTTTATTTCTTGAACAAGGCGGTAACAACACCAACAAGTACAGCTACAGCACCTACTATAGCTGTAACCTGTGCTTCACCTGCACCGGAAATAAATAACGCTGCAGCACCTATAACTATTGCTGCAGTACCACCGATCTTGGTAACCGTGTTTTTGTCCATTAAAACCTCCTAAAAATGTATTGCGTACCTATTGTACTTAAACTCTACACCCATACATAGTCTAAGTCAACACTATTACCGCAACGTCGGTTTTTTATTTGTAGCCTTTTGCAACCGCTGTAATTTTCTTGACGAACCAGATTTTATTTTCTCATGCTTTCGTTGCTCAAGAGGATCTTCATAAGAATGGCCTTTCTTGTCATCATCGGAAGAATCACCTGTATTTTTAGTTCCACTGTTTAGTGATGCTGCTTCTTTTCCGCTGTTTCTAGTGCTTTCTATCTGAGCATCCAACAACTCCATTTCCTTATTATGCTTCTCTTCTTCTCTTGCGTCATCTATAGCCTGTCTTTCATCAAGTGCAGCAAGCAAATCATTTGATACGTGGAATTCATCGTCAGCAAAATCCTGTGATATTTTCATTGCCATGCTCTTCGGTGTTCCTGCAGCAACCAAGTCAAAATATCCCTTTGTTATATTTGCTGCAATTTCAGCCTTATCCTTAGCGTTTGTTACCCGTGGATTATCAAACACTATTCTTGTATAAGGAAGGGCAGCGTATATCTCTTCGTCAATGCCGAGCGCATCAATTACGGCAAGCTCGGCTATATTTTTAAGCTGCCGTGCAACATCAAGGTGTATATACCTTGTTCCTTCGGATTGTTTTTCGTATGCAGAATCAGTTGCGTCGCTTGCAAAAGCACCTCTTTCCGATGACCATATAAGTTCTTCTGGCAGAACAGCTTTAGCACCTACATCCTGTCTCATAAGACGTACAAGCTCTGGAACCTGCTTAAAATCACGCTGTATAGCTTTTATATCACCTATAACATCCAGCGTTATAGGATTATTAGAGGACATTTGCCTTACTCTGACAGTATTTTCACGCTCTATTTCATCGAGAATAGCAGCACCTTCCGTTGCAAGAATACCATCAACATTTATAGTCCTGGCAAGTACGCTCATTTGGTTTATCATAGTAGGTATTGTCTGCATAACAGAGTAATACTTGTATACAGATTCTATCCACCCAACAATATCACTTAACCCCCATCCATACGTTACCATCTGGCCCCAATAGCCTGGCTGTGGAGCAGTTACTACACGAGAGCATCTACTGGAATGGACATCAGAGCCAAGAAAAGGAATAAAAAACCATGATGGATTCATAAAGTCTTTCGACGCAGGATTATAAGAAGGCGTATGTACAACATTATGCCTATCAAGAGAAACAAAATGGCTTATACAACCTTTCTTAAGAAGACCAGCTCTTGCTAAAACGCTTATTGGAACACCCGTTGTCGCCGGATTATCGAACTTAAAGATAGGGAAAATAAGAGAACCACCATAAACAAGACTATCACGTACTATATCTGCAATTTTAGTATCTAAACCAGTGCGAATAGTCTCCATATTTACTGCATCCATTTTTTTAGGATCTATTTTTGGATTCTCTATCCGCATTGAGTTAAGCAATACTGACTGGCTTTTCTTCCTTATTATTACCTCTGGCACACCCTTTTGGCTGTAAATTGCTGCAGCTTCGTGCGGTGATATCCACACATTCATTCCTATATTTACATTCATTGCTGGATCTTGGCCCGGAACACCTGATTGATTAGTGTAATTTGATATTCCACCACTACTGAACGAACCCGACGGAGTTACCTGCCTAAACATATCCATAACACGTGTTTTTATATCACCTGCATCACAGTTAAGCACAACCGGCTGCATATTTCTTGCTTCTTCTATGACATCTTTAAGCTCACGTATATTTTCTTTACCGTATATCCTTTGAGCAGCTTTTTTCTGGTCGTTTTCTATCGCTATATTTATATCGTTATGCGTATTAAGTTTAAGCGGCTTAAATTTCTTATGCTTAACAACCCTATTTCCGTCAGTAGTCCTTATTACAGAAACATCAGATTTACTTATTATTTTCTGGACTTTATCATAAATACTCATAATTTCCTCCACCATATCCAATTAAGTGCTATTACAGCAGAATTATAGCAGTATAGCAGAATAAACTCAAATTATAATGCGCTTGCTGATACTTCTGTGTATCCTCCTGGAAGCTCTTCTATCATTGCGTTTTTTTCGTTTTCTTCGTCTAATTCCTTAGAAGCTGCGAGCTTCATGTGCCTATCAAGCGTTACCATTCTTATATCACGTAATGACCTGCGTGTCATTGCAAGGTAAAAAGCAGCCATACGAATACCATCAATACGGTGGATAGGGGAAAGCGGTCCTACTCCTTTTGGAACCTCATTATTTTTACCACGCAAAGCACGAGCCATATCTTCCGCTGTTTCTTTTGCCATCGCTGTTATTATAAGTCTTCTTGTGTATAGTAATTTGTTGACAAGAAAAAGTGTGTCTTCAACTGACGGATTCTTGGACCTTATAGCCCATCTTATGTTATATTTTTTCAGCTCCTTCCTGAAACTCATTATTGTATCTTTTGCAGTAGCATCTGGAACCCATGTTATTTTGTTCTCCGGGAAGTCTTCCCTTACTACATACGGTGCTACTCTAATATCAGGAAATTCATATTCCTTTATGACAAATACTACACCATTCCTTTCTACTACAGCACATCCCCTGTGGTATCCGTTATTAAAGTCCTGTGACCATATAATATGTTCACCTGGTGATACAGTTCTATCCATTTTTATATTTATAAAATTCTTATCCCAGTCAAAGTCACCACATACCCTACCACTTCTAAGTGCTACAAACTTACCCTCAAGATATACATCTGCCTCATCTTTTGTATAGGTTTTATACAGTGATTTTACGTATGTAGGATCATTATGTTTATTATCTGCTGTTCTCCCCCTAACAACGACAAAACCTTGGCCAGACTTAAGGAAAGAACAGTAAAGTTGGTAAAGCCCCTTTTGCCCCTGGCTAGTTGTAGCAATCAGTATTGCAGGGGCACGAAAGCCTATTATTTTCTGCCTTGCACGTTCATTCAAGGCTTTTATAGCGTTTAACGTAAGTTCAGCGCCATTTTGGCCATCAGTAAGATCGTCTGCTTCATCAGCAAGACACATACATGCGTCCTGGCCTTTAATTGAGCCAGGGGATGAAAGTGATACAACAAAAAATTGTACGCTTCCTATTTTTAATATATTTAATTTTTTATCCCATAAATATGGCGTATCAGACCTATCCAGTGCTTCAAATACGTATATCATTGTCGTTGTCAGAAAGTGTGCTATTGTAGCACCGCCTACTACAACCCTGGGTCCGTCACCTGCAGTATCTTTTTTCCCGTTTAATATTTGCGCAATATTCATTATGCAGGTAGCAACTGTTCTCGACTTACCAGCACCGTATCCGGCAACCATCATAAAAAAGCGTAATTCTGGATATAACATGTATGACTGCATAAAAGCACTTTGGTGCTGCATTAGAAAAATATTACCAGCCATATTAAAGTTCCTCTATAGTTCCGTCTTCGTACTCTATATAGCTGTCGTTATTTTTCATTGCGTTTAGTTCATCTTCTATTCCCTTAGTTGATTTTGGTATTATTTTTGTCGAAGCATCAGCGAACGGGTCTACTGATCCTTCAATATCTTTATTTTCGTGTACTTCTGTTATTTCAAGTTCTTCAAATTCTTCTCTTGTAAGTGGAATAAAAAAGTAGTTTATTGCGTTTGCTTCTTCTGCTTCTTCTTCTATTTTATTTATATTCTGCATACTTCTTCTCAGCTCGGAAGCTTTGAATTTCATTGCAAGAAGATCCTTACTGTGCTTTATTATTGAGTCTTTTGATTTTTTAGTTTTATCTGGTTGTTTTGATTCTTTTTTCTTATCTTTGTTTTTACTGCCCAGTCTTTTATCTATATCAAACGGGTTATCCATGAAATCATCTGCAGTAAAAGTATCCTCTTCTAAATCATCTGTATCTTCTATAATTTCGGATATATTTGTTATCTCTTTATATATATCATCAACTTCCTGTATATCTTTTTTTACTCTTAATGCTCTTATCTGCCTTGTTCTTACTCTATATGTTTCATCAGATAAAACAAGCGCACGGTATTTACCATATATACCTGCAGCATCGAGTGACATGGTGTCGTTAAGGAATACTTTATATTCCTCTATACATTGTTCTACCATTTTGCTTATTTGTATAGCTTTTTCTTTTGCCCCGTGTTCATTACTCATACCTGTATAATATGTTCTACCATATAGAATAGTCAATACTTAATAAAGAATAAATGAAAGACACCGTATGCTAGGGGTCATACGGTGTCTTAAGAAAGGCCAAGACTGCGGGGGCAGCCATGAATAAAGAAACGGACACACGGAGAAATGATGCCGTTACCAAGTAGTATATATATGTATATAAAGTATGTCAACTATTTTATTTACCATTAGTGTACGTGCTTCACTTTGTTTACCATTAGTGTACGTGCTTCACTTTATTTACCATTAGTGTACGTGCTTCACTTTATATACCATTAGTGTACCATGGTACAACACTGGTATTTTTTATCTTGGTGCGCCCGTGTTGAAC